TCCCGGTCGACCGTCATCTTGTTTGGCATCAGAGGATACAAAGCAATGACTTCTCCTTTACCATTTCGGATGATCTGCGCGTAGGCATTACCCCACAAAAGAAGGTGGGTCATCAGCGTTTCCCGAAAGACGAAAGACGTCATCTCAGGGTTAGGTTCATCGTGAAGGATGGTGTAAAGCGGGTGATCGACCGCTTTCTCTTTTGAGCCTTCCTCAGTGTATCGGTAAAGGTGAAGGGGGAGCCCTGCCACAGCTTCTGAAAGAATCCTGACACAGGAGTAAACCGCCGTCATCTGCATGGCAGACCGCTCCGTTACTGCTTTTCCAGAAGTCGTTCCTCCAAAGAAGAAGCGGTACATGCTTCCTGAGGTGGAGTCTTTCGGCTTGTCCCTTGATTTAAAAAGTCCTGATAAGATGCTCATTTATACCTCCATTAAATAAACAAGATCCCTCTGCTGTCATAGACCGACTCCCCAGTGTCGTTTCCGCAGCGGATTGCCCGGTCTAAGGCCATAACAAGAGCGACGGCTCCGTCGATCTTTTCAGTGGATTTCTCCTTATCCATCTTGATGTTTCCTGCAGGGTCAGTCCGGACATAAACGTTATCCATCATCCAGCGGAGAACCGGATGGCCGCCATGGGCGATTTTCTGATCCAGCGTCAGCCGCATCAGTTCTTTGGTGGGACTGCTCATGGAGGAAAAACCTTGGCCGAATGGCACAACAGTAAAGCCCATACCTTCCAGGTTCTGCACCATCTGAACCGCTCCCCAGCGGTCAAAGGCGATCTCTCTGATGTTGTACTTTTCTCCAAGGCGCTCGATGAATTTTTCGATGAAGCCGTAGTGGATGACATTTCCTTCGGTTGTCTGGATTGCGCCTCGCTTTTGCCAGAGGTCGTAAGGAACGTGATCTCTTCGGACGCGTAAATCCAGCGTATCTTCCGGCAGCCAGAAGTAGGGGAGAACGACGTATTTATCATTTTCATCTTCTGGAGGGAACACGAGAACGAAGGCCGTGATGTCCGTGGTGGAGGAAAGGTCCAGGCCGCCGTAACACACACGACCGTAGAGGTCTTCTTCCCTGACTCTAAAGGAGCAGGCGTCCCATTTATCCATCGGCATCCAGCGCACGGACTGCTTGACCCACTGATCAAGGCGGAGCTGTCTAAAAGCGTTTTCTTCCTGCGGATTCTGCTTGGCAGATTCGCAGGCGGCCTTAACTTTGTCAATGCTGATGGTGACGCCAAGAGATGGGTTTGCTTTCTTCCAAACCTCAGGGTCCGTCCAATCTTCATCCATAGAAGCGCCATAGATCACCGGGTAAAAGGTCTCATCGTGCTTTCTACCGCTTAGGATATCTTCTGCCTTCTGGTGAAGTTCATAACAGATAGAGTTTACGTCATTTCCTGCTGTCGTGATGATGAAGTGGAGGGGGTTCTTTCTTGCATCCGATGTTCCCTTTGTCATCATGTCAAAGAACTTCCGGTCCTTCTGGACCCAGAGCTCGTCAAACACCAGGCCGGACACGTTCACGCCGGACTTTCCCGCAACCTCCGCAGACACCGCCTTGTAGATGCTGTTAGTGGGGCGGAAGTGGATGGTTTTTCGGCTGGGCCGGATATCGCAATACTTGCTCAGGGTCTTATGGAGCTTCACCATGTCGCAGGCCACATCAAAGACAAGCGAGGCCTGGTCCCGGTCCGCGGCGCAGCCATAAACCTCAGCCCGCTGCTCACCGTCTGCGCATAGCATGTATAAAGCGACAGCTGCGGCAAGCTCACTCTTTCCACACTTCTTAGGAATTTCGATGTAAGCGGTGGTGAACTGCCGGTAACCATCTGGCTTAAGGACGCCGAACAGGTCGCGGATGATCTGTTCCTGCCATCCCATCAGGTGAAAAGGCTTGTTATAGAAGTCGCCCTTGGTGTGGGAAAGCTGCTCGATAAACATCACGACAAGATCCGCTGCTGTTTTGTCGTAATGCGAGCTTTCTGCCATAAATTTTGTGGGCTTGTATCTTTCCAAGGTTATTCCTCCAGGACAAAAGAAAAAGACCGCCGGAGCGATCTTGTGTATAAAAAACAAGAACAGGAGCCTTATCGGCTCCAATCTTTCTTACGCTTCAATCGCCTGATCAAAGGCGTCGAGCTCCTCGTTTGTGTAAAGGTCCGTCCAGTCGGCATCATCAGGTTCCTTCATGTAGAGGATCCGCTCTTTGTCATCAAATCTCTTTGGGTCCGTCTTGATTGCGCAAGGGTGAAAGCCGTTCTGTTGGAAAAGATCATCTGCAGACTGTTTGTATTCTCTGCTTGCTTCTACTGGGATCGTAAGGATTGCTGATCTTCCGTAAAAGTCTCTTTTCAGGTTCTTCCAAAGGTAAGTGAATTCGTTTCTTTCTGCTCTTGTCATGGTATTTTCCTCCTGGGTTCTTCGTGTCTTTGCTTTTTGCATGTACATATATCACTCTAAACCCTTGGAATAGCAAGCTTTATCTGGGAATAAGATCATTCTATCTTTAGTTATATTGATGGATCAGGACCGCGTAGGCGAGCTGGCTTGTTTCATCTTCCGGCTCGATGTCCCAGCCCCGGTCATAGCGGAGCGTCGTTTTGCTTTCAACGCGGATCTCCATCTTGCTGATTTTTCCGCATTCGATGCCGTAGCCCGAAGGTTCATCATAGTGTTTTAGTTCGTATTCTACTGTTTTCCCTTCAATTTCAAGCGTTCCTTTTTCCCACATGGCGGCCTCCTTATGCAATCGTAAACTCAATTCCGTTCTTTGTTTCTGGCTCGTTTGTTCCGAAGTGGTGGTCATTTTCTCTTGTAACAGTTTTGAGGGCTCCCATCTTCCAGGCGTTTTCGCAGAGCCCATAGATTCCATCCATCAGGCCGGTGCTCTGGTCGGTGACTGTGATGGCGTCAATTCCGGCTTCCAGGAGCGTTTCCGCGAAATCTTTCATGTCCTTAGGCCAAGGCAGGTCTTCGACCTCGAAGCAGTCGGATCCGCGATAGTTCATGTTCTGGTAGGCCCAGTAGGCTTTCATCGCTCCGTCTGTGTAAGGAAATTTGTTTTCCTCTTCGAAGGCTTTCATCAGGGCGGTTCCTTCGTCGTATTTTTCTTCGTCGAAAAGTTTGCTGCGCTGCTTCTTAGCGGCTTCTTTCTTTTCCTGGTAGTCTCTTACTTCTTTGTACATGCTTTCAAAATATGCGTTTTTCATGGTCTTTCCTCCGTTGTTCTTTGCTTTTCTTTGCATGTACATATATCACTCTAAAGCCTTGAAATAGCAAGCTTTATGTGAGTTTTTCCACCTTTATTTTTCGCTACCTGTCAGGATGAAATGAACGTACTCTTTCCGGTGTTCTTCGATGTAAAGAACCAGATCGTAGTAGTCATAATCGAAGGCAATCCGCTGCACAGAGTTTGTGTCTAGCATGTTAGTTAAACCGCTTCGCTGGATTGCGAGAATTTCAGTTTTGATTTCTTCAGTCATGGCAAGTTCCTACTTTCCGTACGAGGTCTTCTCCAAAGATTACATTTAGGCCAGATCCATTATCCCAGTGGACCAGGATAGAGCCGGTGTCATCAACACCGTAGACGGTGCCAAGCGTTCCTTTGGGCGGCGCCTGGACATCATCCATTTTTATAAGCTCAACTCTCGTTCCGGCTGGATAGCCGGAGCGGAGAATCGATAAGGTTTCTTTTCCAATGATGCTCATGCGTTAACTTCCTCCTTTGCTTCTGGGGCATTTCTAAACGCGGAGTTTCCGGATAAATTCCGTAGAAGTATCTTCCTATCAAGTTTGTAATCCGGCCCGATAAATCCAAGACGCAGAAGGAAGCAGCGGAAGGCGTACTTTTCGTTGGTCACCTCAGAGGCTCTGCTGCTGACTCTAGACTGCTCCTTGCTGAGCTTGCAAAGTAGGGTAATGAAGTCGGTGTAGGCTTTGATTTCATCTGGCTCCGGCATTTTCTTAAACCATGGGAAGCTGACCCTGTCATCGTTTACGTCGATGCTAAGATCGTCAATTCCAAAGGACTTCTTGATGAGATTTCCTTTTGCTTTTAAAAAATTGGAAAGGTTGGTGACGTTTACCTCATCAATTGGAATTTCAATGGTCAGGCCGGTGTCTTCTTCAGTGTTTTCCGTCTCATCTGGAGCATCAGGTTCATCCGCGCCGCTGTCATCTACCGGGGTGAAATCTACTTTCTCAAGTTCCTTTGCGATGTAGTTCAGCTTTTCTTCGTCCTCGCAAGTAACCCCGCCGTCTTTATCGATGGTGACGTTTCCCACCTTGTATGCGCAGGTCGGCATGAACTGGTATTCCGAAGGCTCGCCTGTGATGCGGCAGATTTCTGTGACTAAATCTTTCCGTTCTTCTCCTGTTACCTTGTAGTTAAGTCTCATTTTCGTACCTCCTTGGTTTTGTTTCTTTTGGCAGGTACATACATCACTCTAAAGCGGTGAAATAGCAAGTGTTTTCAAGGAAAAGAAAGAGAAATCAGATGCTCTTCATCGGTTTCCTCTTTGCATAAAAAATAAGCGGTATGTTTCTGTATCCACATACCACCCATAGCGATCAATATACCTCTGACACCTATTGAAGACATCTGTCTGAAAGTCATGACTCAGTTCCCGGATTCCCGGCCCGGTGTTTTCTCTTCGATATTCTCCGAAGAATATTCTTGAAGCAAAATTATAAACAGAAGCAGCCACTTTCTCATCAGTATATTTACCCAGCTCCACACGCCGCCCATTGTAGCGGATTCTTGCTGTCCATTTATTATTGCCAGTACGCATAAAAACACCCTTGTAGCTGCTTGTACAAGGGATATTTGTCTTTCTCTTATTAAACGCATTCTGCTGTGTGGACGCATATCTGAGATTCTTTTTCCTGTTGTCCAGACCGTTGCCGTTAATGTGGTCTATGACTGATCCATCAGGTGCGTGCATAACTTCACGATGCATCTGAACCGTTCTTGGTTCTCCTCTTCTTTTGCTTCCTTTTCGTACGGCATAACCCACTCCTTCTGGATTGAATGCCCATTTTCGCCGAGTCAGACGTTCATAATCTTCATCATCGACAATGGCCTCTGCGCCTCGGGTAAGTTGGATTCTCTTCATCTGTCACCTTCCTTTGGCATCTCCGCCAGCGCTTCGTCCAGGGTCAGTTTCTTGCCGTCCCGGATCAGATAAATGTCAGAAGCATCTTGACCTGCGTCTTCCATGAACTTCTTGTAGCGCATCACCTCGACATCGATGAACTTCGGCTCGATCTCTATCCCATAGGCGATCCGGCCCAGTTCCTCACAAGCTACGATCGTCGTGCCGGATCCCATAAAAGCATCCAGGACGAGGCTGTTCGTCATCGTGCACTGGGAGATCAGATAGGCGATGAGCGGCACTGGTTTCGCGTCCGGATGGTTATAGCCTTCTTTCTTGCTGCTCTTGATTCGGGGAAATTCAAATACCGTGACCTGTTTTTGGTCTCCGTACCAGATATGCTTGCCCTTTTTCTTCCATCCCCAGATGATCGGCTCGTGGATGTATTTCCAGTCCGTCCTGGTGAGAACAAGCCGGTCCTTTTTCCAGACCAGACCGGCGCCTACCTTAAAGCCTGCATCTTCAAAGGCATCATGGAATATACGTGCTTTGGATGTCGCATAGAACTCATAGATCGAAGCATCGTCCGCCATGCTATCCCGCATGCAGGTAAAGGCCTTCATCAGGAACTCATAAGCATCCTTGTCATTCAGATCGTCATTAGTGACTTTGCCGGATGCGCTTTCCAGATTCACAAAATATGGAGCATCGGTACATACCAGATTCACCTTTTTGCCTTCAAGAAGAGATGTGTATGTATCAATCTTTGTGGAATCTCCGCAGATGACTCTGTGTTTTCCTAGATACCAGATGTCACCTGGCTTAGAAAAGCACGGTTTCTCGAGCTCTGCCTCTACATCGAAATCATCGTCTACTGCTTCTGTATCCACATCCATGAGTTTCGCGAGGTCTTTTTCATCAAAACCAAGAAGGGAAAGGTCGAAGGCGTTTTCCTGAAGATCAGACAGCTCAACAGAAAGTAGATCTTCATCCCAGCCAGCATTAAGAGACAGCTGGTTGTCTGCGATTATATATGCACGCTTCTGGGCGTCGGTCAGATATTCTTCCTTTACGCAAGGAACTTTCTTCAGCCCTAATTTCTGCGCAGCATAAAACCTTCCGTGCCCGCAAAGGATGGTGTTATCTTTTGAGATTACAATAGGGGACAGGAAGCCGAATTCTTTAATCGATGCAGCAATCTGTGCAATCTGTTTGTCAGAATGGGTTCTCGCATTTCTGGCGTAGGGTATCAGCTTATCGGTGTCTTCGAGATAGTACTGTGTTGTTTTCTCCATTACTTACCTCCGCGTCTTGCTCTAAGCAGCCGCTCCATCACATCATCCTGAGGGTTTGCGCCGTTAAATTCGGTCGAGCAGTTCTCTTTTACGATCTGGAAGATTTCATTCCAGAGCCTGTTGGCCTGATTCATGTAGTTGATTCCGATGTTGATGAAAGGTGAGGGAATTGGCTTTCCCGTAGTCGGATGCTTACTCAGATATCCAAGCTTTGAGGTGATCTTCTCACAGGCGATCCATCTGGCGGAGGCCATGGAGTAGCGCTCAAGAAGCGCCGGAGATACCGCGCGGGCAACTCCAAGGCCGTCAAGCCAATCCCAGGTCTCTTTGTAGATCTCAGCGGCGGCAAACTCGGAGCCATCATGCTGAATATCAGAAAGGAACTCATGAGGCTTCGGCATTTCCGCTCCTTCAAGGTCCGGAATGTTCAGGACCTCAAGTGGCCTTCCTCCGGGATTCCCATTTTGGTATTTCTCCAGCGCAGCTTTTTTCTTTCGTCCGGAGCCAGGGCGTCTGCCTCCGCGGCCGCCGATATTATTCGATTTTGTAGGCATAATGTAGCTGCCTCCTTTTCAGTATTTTTATATTCCTAACAGTCTGCTGGGTTATTACCCTTAAGAAAACGCATGTTCTGCACGCGAGAGGGGGCGCCGGTCTCCAGAGAGGCTCGCCGTAGAGATCTTTCCTCCCCCTGGGTCAGCGACTTCCTTTCCGTTTATGCATTTTCTCGTGGCAGGAGTGGCAGAGGCTCATCAGGTTATTCTCCTCGCTGCTCCCACCCTCGGACAGCGGCACGATGTGATGCACCTCCTGCGCCTTCACGTACCTTCCTTCAAGAAGGCAGCGCTCGCAGAGTGGGTGCTTGTGAATGTAGCGGTCCCGGATTTTCTTCCAGGGCCTGCCGTACCGTTTTCCGGTGGAGTAGCCGCGGGTGAACGTGTCGTAGTGACGCTGCATCATCTTTTCATGCTCCTCGCAGTAGGTGTGGTCTGTCAGCCGAGGGCATCCTGGGTAGCGGCAGGGCCGCTTGGGTTTTCGTGGCATGGCTTCTCCTTTCGGGCAAAAGAAAACCTCGCAAGGGGATTTCCTTACGAGGCTGCTTTATCCTAACTTTCTACACTATCATTTTACTATTTCTTGAGGTGCACTCAAGTGAAGTGAACTGCACATGACTGCACTTAACTGCACTCTTCGTTGATGACCCGGTCCAGCTCTTCAAGAGCGTAGCCGTGAAGGGAGTAAACCCAGCGGAGGGAATAGAACATGTTTAAAGAGATCTCTTCCCAGGACTCGTTCTTAAAGTAACGGGAGATTAAAACCGTCTGGTAGTCTGGTTCCTTGATCCTTCCAATGTAGTCCAGAGCCTCGGTCTTCCTTTCCGTCAGTTCATCCTCATCGCTTTTAATTTCTTCTTCTAAGCTCAGCATCTTCACGATGGTTTCTTCCAGGCGGGAAGAATCATGGTTTGAGGCCGTTGGCAGGTCAGAGAAAGCAGGGGAGCTGACGGAGCGGGCCAGGTCCTGCATGATCGTTAATCGCTCCTTCTTTGCCTTGATCCTGGCTTCCTCTCGGGACAGTCCCCTTAGATATTCTTTTGCATTCATAAGCATTCCTCCCTCAGCTTTTTAATTAAGTAGTTCCCATCGATTTTGGTGAGTAACTTAAACCAGGAAGAACGGAAGAAGCGTTCGTCTTCCTTGACCTTTCCCTTGTTGATGTTCGAAGGTCTATTCTTCATGCGTCTTAAATCCTGCCGGTAGTCTTTGACTGCCTGAAGGACGATCGCGTCTGCTAATTTCTGATAAGGATCCATCAGTTCACCTCCAGCTGCGCTTTGACTGCATCAATTAAAGCGGCCTGCGTCTTATTTTTCTTGTTTAGGGCTGTCATCACGTTTTCATCGATGGTGCCTTTTGTAATGATGTGGTGGATGACCACGGTGTCTTTCTGGCCCTGCCGCCAGAGTCTGGCGTTGGTTTGCTGGTAAAGCTCTAAAGACCAGGTTAAGCCAAACCAGATCAGGGTTGATCCACCTGCCTGAAGGTTCAGGCCGTGGCCCGCGGAAGCGGGGTGGAGGACAGCAAGAGGAATCCCGCCTTCATTCCAGTCTTTAATGTCTTGATCGGTCTTGATTTCCCGGACAGGAAAGCGCTTCTTGATCCTCTCAAAATCATGCTTAAACCAGTAAGCAATCAGAACCGGCTTTCCGTTTGCGCTTTCGATGAGATCTTCCAGGGCATCGAGTTTCCTCTCGTGAATCAACACGGCTTTTCCATCGTCACTGTAGACGGCTCCGTTTGCCATCTGAAGAAGCTTATTGGATAGGGAGGCTGCGTTGACCGCGTCGATTTCTTTATCCTTTAAGCTGACCACCATTTCTTTTTTCAAATCGTCATAGAGTTTCTGCTCTTTAGGAGCAAGAGTAACCTTGACTTCGTTCGTCACGAGTTTTGGCATTTTGAGATAATCACAAGCTTTCATCGATATCGTGATGTCCGAGATCTTTTTATAGATCGCATCTTCCGCTCCAGGAAGCGGCTTGTAGGAAAAGATCACTTGCGCGTTTCTTTTGTCTGGAAGAAAGTAGTTCCTCCGGTACTGGCCGATGTAACGCCCAAGCCTTTCTCCCATGTCAAGCAGCCTGAACTTTGCGAAAAGGTCCATCAGGCCGTTACTTGATGGCGTTCCGGTTAAGCCCACGATCCGTTTTACCTTTGGCCTCACCTTTAGAAGGCTCTTAAAGCGCTTGGACTGGTG